CCAGTACCCCCATCACCAGTACCCCCATCACCAGTACTCTCATCACCATCGGGGTCTTTGTTACCGTAACCAAACATACTTTTCATTTTTTCTGTAATACTTTTTTTTCCTTCTCCGTTTGTTTCTTCTCCATTTGTTTTGTCTGAAACATTTTCTGGTACTGACGTATCAACTGGTTTTTTACCACTCCATGCGGATTTCATTTTTGCCCAACCTACACGCATATCAGACTTTGCTGCTGCGGATCTATCCTCTTGTGTTTTTTTATTTTTTTCATTCATTCCTCCACGTTTTTCAGCTGAAATACCTCGTAAAGAATCACCTATTCTCCCACCAACTATATTTCGATAAGTCTTAGAACGTTTTTTTCCTTTACGTTTGCGCATTGTTTTCGATTTTTTACCACCTCGTGTAATAGTAACATCTTGTTTAAACCATCTATTATAAGGAGGATTATTCAATCCTTTAAGTAACCTAGAAACAAAGGATGCGATAGATTTATCCGATGAATTATTGTAAACATTTGCGAATATTTTTGTTAATAAACTCTTTACCGCGATAAATGATTCTCTATTATCTAAAAGACTATGTAATAATAACGGTCCTTTAATTGTATTTCGTAAAGAAGAGTTAACTGCCTGGGAAAAAGTTTCAGAAATTTTTTCTTCATTAGCCGGTTTCGATAACACTTCTCCTATTTTTTCTCCTAAAGTCTTTTTTATTATACCAGATATAAGCCCAGCGTCTTGAGCGGTTTCATCCATAATTTTATTACAGAGTGTATCTACCAAATTATTTTTTATTTCACTAGTTATATTCGTTAATTGTCGTTCTGTTAATTTTGGTGTAGACATATTAGTTATAGTATATAGAGAAAACTTTAGATTTTAATATATAAAATTGAATAAATATAAACATAATTTTATATTTATACAAAACATGTCAATAAAAATACCTCAAGATACAAAGGGTAAAACCCTAAAAAAAAAATCGTTAATATCTTCAAAAGAAAAATCAAAATTATGGGATATCTATGATATGGATAATAATGAAGAAATGTTATGTGTTTATGAAAAAGATGATTCTGTAATAAAATCCGATAAACAAGCCGAAAATAATTGCTATCTTTGTAATTCAGAATTAATTACAATGGATACTGGGTTTCCAACGTGTACAAACAGCAAATGTGGTGTTATTTATCGTGATACATTAGATTATTCACCTGAGTGGAGATTTTATGGTGCTGAAGATAAAAATGCTACTGATCCTACACGTTGTGGAAATCCAATTAATCCACTATTGGAAGAATCTTCATATGGGTGTAAAATTTTATGTGCTCAAAATGCATCTTATGAAATGAAACGTATACGTAAATGGACTGAATGGCAGGCTATGCCTCATCGTGAAAAATCATTATATGAAGAGTTTCAATTTATTACTATTATGGCGAAAAATGCAGGAATCCCCAGAATATTTATTGACGATGCTATGACTATTCATAAAGATATATCTGAGCAAAAAATGTTTAGGGGTATGAATCGCGATGGTATAAAAGCCGCATCTATTTACATATCGTGTAGATTAAATGATTGTCCACGAACATCCCACGAAATAGCAGAAATATTTAAACTAGACAAAACGAGCGCTACAAATGGGTGTTCAATGGCGGTTACCATCCTATCTAATCTAGAGCGAAACGGTAGTAACATAAACGCGAGTGCAGACGATTTATGTGCTACAACACCCAGTTCATTTATTGAAAGATATTGTAGCAAATTGAATATTAATAAAGAACTTACACTTTTAGCAAGATTTATTGCAAGAAAAATAGAAGAAACTGGTTATATAAACGATAATACACCTCATTCAATAGCAGCTGGTATTATATATTTCATAGCACAAGAATGTAATCTTCTAATAACAAAAACAAACGTAAAAACTATTTGTGGAGTAAGTGAGGTAACTATAAATAAATGTTATAAAAAAATGGAATTGTTGAAAGACAAATTAATACCAGGTGCTATTAAAACAAAATATTCAAACTATTAAAAATTTAGAAAAAAAACACTCGTATATTTTTTTAATAATATATAAATTATAAAAATATATGGAAAATAATTTTATACTAGAAAATCAAGAAGAAAATGATAATATGTTTTACATTAATTCGGGTAAAGATATAATAAATAGTATTCCTAAGATTATTTTTATTGTACCATACCGAGATCGAGAACAACAACTATTATTTTTTAACAGACATATGAAACATATTTTAGAAGATTATAAAGAAACCGATTTTCGTATAATGATTATTCATCAAACCGACACTCGTTCATTTAATTGCGGAGCTATGAAAAATATTGGATTTTTAATTGTTAAGGAAAAGTTTCCAAATGACTATAAAAATATTACTTTAGTTTTTAATGATGTAGATACAATGCCTTTTACAAAAGGGTTTATAAATTACGAAACTACTACTAGTATAATAAAGCACTTTTATGGCTTTAAACATACACTTGGTGGTATCGTCTCTATAACAGGCCACGATTTTGAAAAGATAAATGGATTTCCAAATTTTTGGGCGTGGGGGTACGAAGATAATATGTTATACGACCGTGCTGTAAAACATAATATAAAAATAGATAGACGCCAATTTTATACATTTGCCGATAAAAATATTTTACATTTTTACGACGGATATTTAAAACAAGTAAATCAAAAAGAATTTGAACGATTTGTATCATTTACATCGGAAGGTATACGCTCGATCGATAATTTATGTTATACCTATAATTATAATACAAATATGATTGATGTTCATTCATTTAACACGGATTTTGAAGAAGATATGAGTTATAACAAGACTCATGATTTACATAATGGAACTACACCATTTAATCATATTAAAAGTAAAAGAGGTGCTACAATGTCTATGTTAAGATTATAATTCCATTATTTTATAAGTTAATCCTATTTTTTTACTTGTTTCCCAAATACCCGAAATTTTAATAACATAATAATTTTTTTTTTTAAGATTATGATTATGATTATCGTGATAAACTCTTATTTGATTAGAAAGTAACTGTTTTGTTAAAATGGTGTCCATTAGTTTATTTTTACGAGTATATTCTTGATAATTATGTAATATAACCTTTTCTAACAATTTTAAATCTGCTACAATTGAAGTGTTATTGCTATTGTTTAATATATTTCGTATAAATATCTCATTATTTGATGTTATTTTCTTCTCAGTTATAAGAGGTATATATAAATATATACCATTCATGGTAACATTACTTTTAGAAAACATAATTTTTGTAAACTCACCTTCCATTATTGTATTTTTTTTTGGATATAAATATCGTATATTATCCTTTAAATCTATAAAATTATTTTCATTCTTAAAATCTGATAACTTTAAATATATATTCATATTGATCCTATAATATATTCATTGTTATTATTATAAGTCCTTTATACATATTTATTAATAATTCCCCTAATTTTATTTTTATCTACATCAGGATCAATTTCAAAACTAACTCCAGAGTTATAATCTAGTTTACTCTGAGCAGTAAAATGCATTTTCTTTTCATTTATAACTTTTTTTAACTTTTCCCATCGTTCTAGTTCTTTTGGATCTACCTGATTTGACTCTTCTATCTCTTTTATACCATCATCTATCTCTTTTAATATAATATCCGTTTTATCTTCGGATTCAGCTGTCGTAGTTGTTATTAAATATTTAACTTTATCGTAAAGATCTTGTGTAAATTCTATAATCACGGCATTTAATGATTTTGTTTTCTCTTCATTAGTTTGTGCACCTTCAATGATAGTATTACTGTTAAACCAATAATAAATAATACAAATGATTGATATTAATAATATTAGCAAGATTATATTGTTTGTTTTTTTTAATAATTTCATTATATTATAATATATATATATAAATGTTTAATTCTACCTTACTAAATAACAATAGATCCGCATATGTTCCGTGGAAAGGAAAATCTTTTGGGCAAATAACAAATACTATTCAAAAAAACAATAATATTGTAAGTAATAAAGACAAATCCCTTTTTTTTAATTCACCCCCACTTAAAATTTATCGTCGTGAAACAAATACTGCTTTACAAAAAACTAATTCTATAAAGACTTCCACCTCCATTGATGTAATAGACAGACCAGGCAGTTCTTTAGTCGTTTTTGATGAAGAAAATTGTGAATGTGCCGGGAATAAACAAACTTTAGATATAAATCTTATTAATAATAGAGGTGAGCGTAATCTATGCTGTAACGAAGATAAAATTGTTAAACACGCATTCAATACAGAACAAATCGCACGTAATAGAGCACGCGGTTCAAGTGTTGTTAGGAAACCGCCATCCACTGCCACAACATCACCTTATTCTATGAGTTCACAAGAATACCTCGCTAATAGAGGAAAGACTTTTAAACAAAACCAATACCATTTTTATAAATCAGGTGATCCGACAGCCAAACCGGGTGCACCTGGAAGTCAAGACAACAAATATGCCGCTAATAATAATGGTAATGTTTATTGTCCAGATAATCCAAATTATTACAAAGAAACCCAGTTTAAACCTAGCAATTATAAATTTGGACAACAAGGTGGTGTATCGTCGAGTGCTAGAACTTCACGATTGAATTATAATACAATTACTACAAACGGCGATTTGTACACAAAAGCATATGGTTCAGAGGTTGGTAATGCATTATCATATGGTGCTTCTAGTGATGCTTACACTATTAAACAAAAGATTGGATTCCCTGCACCTTGCGATACAAAATGTGTTACAAAGTAATTAACAATATTTTTTCATACTATTATATTATGAAAAAATTTATAAACGAGACAGTTAAAGAAACTTTTCAAAAATTATTATATGGCTTTGGATTTGGGTTAGGTATGAATATGGCGTTTAACGTATCCAACGATAAAACTGATCCTTACAAAAAAAAAGATTAATTTTTGTGTTTACGACGTTGTTTTGTCTTATTTCTTTTTCTAACTTTCTTTATTTTTTTTCTATGCGTTTTTCTTTTTTTTCCTCCTTTTTTATGGCTTTTCGCATCATAAGCACAATCAATCGAACCAACTGGTAACAACTCTTTCCGGAAAACATCAATATTTTTGTTTTTTGGATCATTTGTATCAAATATTATTTTCGAATCCACTGTATTATTATATACTACAATACGGTGTTTGCACTCATGTAGACATTCACTTGCTTTTTGTTCAAACGTACGAATAATCTTATTTAATTTAATAGATATTGTGTTTCTAGATATATCCGGCAAACGGGGTGCAAGAGATGTTCCATTCATATCCATGAATGTTTTAATAGTGTTTCTGGTTCTTTTTACATTTCTCTCCATTAATTCACACACTTCAACAACATTCCACGCTAAAACGATATTATATTTATGTTTTTTTAATCCTACCTCATGTGTATCAAATAACCATTCAAAATTTCCTTCACCAGTTGTTTCAAATATTACATTATTTCCTGCAATAATAGCCTCATTTAATTTTTTATCATTCATACTATCACACGTTATCTGCGTTTTATTAATACTACAATTTTTTCCTTTTCTTGTAGAAAAATACGCGTCATTAAATTTTGCTATAGCTTCATCAACTCCTGTTCCTGTAATATAGTTGGCTAATTCATCATTAGTAATAATAGAAGAATATTGTTTTTTAACGTCATCTAAATATAACTTTATCTTATCTTTATATTTTGCATTTTCTTCTATTAAATCATCGATTAATATGGGCACAAATTGAACCGTATCTTGCAATCCATATAATTGTTTTATTTTTTTTTCTATAGAACCTTTTCCTGATCCAGTAGGACCCAATGCTATTATTAATAATGGTTGATTTTGCATATCTATATATAAAAATATATAGATATTTTTATCAATGATAGAGTACTATTATCCAAAAGAATTAACACGTATTTTCAATAAAACTATTGTTATTATTATTTGTAATATTGTTATATTCGACATTGTATTTTATACACCAATCAATACATTTTTTAATATTATTTTTTAGCAACACATTATACTTTTCTTCCTTATTGGGAGAATCTATTAAATTTAATGTATAGTATATATTCTCTACCTGCTGTTGTCCAAAAATAGCATTATATTCCTCCATTTTAGTAGTAAATAATAATGTTAAAGGAACATTTAATATTCTATTTATTGGCTTTTCTGTCTTAATCAATAACTCTAGTGTTGAATATAAATAAGGATAAATAAAATTACACGATGGTCCAATATAATTTTTACAAACAATATATTTTTCAGAATTAGCGTATCTACTGGTCTGTGGTTTAGTAATATATACTTTTTCATACAAGGAAGAAAGTAAAGCCAAAATATCTAGGGTATGTTGAAAAAAACAATCAAATAGTTTTAATATAAAATGACCTCCCTGCTTTTGCATTACTATAGCATACGCTACTTGCCCAAACAATAGATTCATTATATAATGTTCTTGATTATTAAAATCTACAGAAAAGTCAAATCCACCATCTCCTGTAATAATATGCATACTATTACCGTATGTTTCCTTGCAATATTTAAAATTATTTAACTTTAATAAATCTCCTGTCCCGTCGATTCCATGATCTATAAATACATTTGAATGTTCTTGTAAAAAATTTCGGCTTTTTTTCCAGCCAGGAATATTCGGATCATTATTATCATCTACTATGGACATACCTATATATTTATCATTTTTGTTACATCTTACGTCAACTAATGCTTCGATGAATCCTCCTGGACCTTCAGCTAAATGAAAGGTTTTTATACCTATTAGATTGTTGTCCAATAATTTAAAAAAATGGACTAATTCTAACATCTTGAAATATGATCTAGACAATGGTTTTTTAATAGCCACACTTTTCTTCTTACCTGGTATTAAACTATGAATATATTCACACGGATTAGTATATCGTTTTACTGTGTCCCAATCTTGTTCTTTTGAATTAATTTTTAACTTAATACTATTTAAATATTGCGACAAAGAATTAGAAACTACAGGGACTGGTACATTACCATCAGTAAAAAAACATTCAATATATTTATATAGAGATGGTGTATTTCGTGGAATTTGAAAATGGATCATTAAACTACTTTATAATATATAAATATTAATATTTATATATTTTTCGCTAATAATAGTATAATTATTTTTTTCGTTTAATTGAAACAGTTCCTGGTTTTAATATAACTTCAGGTGGTAGACTATTATCGTCAACCTTAGTTTTACCTATAACAATCTTCCTTTTCTTACCTGGAATTTTTCGTATTATAACAGACTGTGATGTATCTTCTGCCTTTGTTTCTTCATCTGCAGCCTTTTTCGATTTTTCAATTACGTCTTCTGCGTCATCTTCTTCGTCAATGATTGAACGATTTTGATTTACTAATAGTTTATATACTTTCTCTGCATTAACATTGTGTGTTTTTCTAAACACAAAGTAACGATTCATAAATGAAACTTGTTTTTCTTCTCTAGACATTTTATTCGCATTATCATATTCACTCTTATTTCTATAATTTTGTTCAATTTCTGTATTCATTTGTGTATACAACTCGTCAAACATACCACTACCATTTGGTAGTTCAATCGCATTAGCCTCCTCTTTTGTTAATACCTGAAACCCATAGTTATCCATTACGCGTTCCAAGTATTTAAAATTGACCAAATATTCTATAAAAGGTTTGTTAATACTTTCCTGAAATATCTCAATTGGATAATTCAATGAATTATCATCTTCCGGAAATCCAGTATAACTATATTGCTTTTTAATCTCATACATTTTATGGTCACCGTTATAAATAGTAAGTGATTCACCCTTATTCTTTGAATTTAAAATATTAAATACCGTTTCGCCATCATAACACGTTCCTATAAAATAACCATTCACTTTTGTACATTCGGATAAATTTCTAAGGAAAGAATGCAATGTCTTAATACTTTTAAAGAAGTAATGAAGAGCAAATTGACATGAACTCACATTAAATCCATCTTTACCTACTCCAAATTGTCTATATACACCATCTCCTAATTCTTCTTTATCTTTTGAACCATTACCAAAGACAGCAGATGCAATTTGTTTATCACGCTCACTTTCTAATGCGGTACCATTTCGAATATTTTCACTGCTATCACCATGAGCAAATAAAGCATAAGGCATTTTACTATATTTTGTTCTATAATTAAGATAACGCGCACACGCCCCATCCTTTTGGTTTTCAATATTGTCTTTTGAGTAATCAATACCAAATACAAACCCTATTTTAGATGCAATCCATTTTGGAAAATCACCGCCCTTTCCTACCGCATAATCAATAAGCGTATCGCCCCGGTTACTTACACCCAAAATCAATTTGCGTTTTACATAAAGATTGTGAAAGTTTCTTAGTGAACGTGTAGTTGTTTCTTTTCCACTTTTGCTATAATAAACATCTTCATCGCCTAATAATTCAGGAATATTTTTTCCACTCATTATCATATCTTCTGTAATTGGATTATGAATGCTATGCCAGTTACTATTTGCTACGTGAAAAGCGTTACCAAAGTTTGAACCAGTTGCGCGTAAATCATTTGTTTTATCATAACGAACACGTAATGGGATCCATCTCCAATACCCTTCTTTGCTGCGGTCATAACTAAATTCTACGATCATATTTTCTTCAAAATATTCGTTTTCTTCAGTTAACATTACCTGACCATTACCATTGTCGCTCAACTCTACATTACAAAACTGGGCGTCTATATCATATGGATTAGTTGGCTGAAATGGTACTGGCTGATATCGCTGTGTATTATCGCGCTCATCCGTATTGGGTATAACGTCATTAATAACATCTAACATTGGATTGATATATCCATGATCTTTTCGACTAAATCCGCAATGCAGAATAAGCGTTTTATATTGAACAATATTTGTCTGAGACTGCAAATCAATACCATCTTGAAATACACTATGCACTTCATCTTTACCATTCTTATCCTTTTTTACAGAAACCAAGAAATCGATTGTATTATACTGTGGTGGTTTCCATTTAAATGAATGCTCCCACGTTATTTTCTTTAAAGGACCAGCTTTTCCCGAAACGCCGCTTCCTACACCGGTTGAAGCAGGTGTAAATATTAACCCATCAGTATTATATTCATATGAACCATCTTTTACCCGAGATAATATACCATCGCAACTTTTAAATATATCTCCGTGATAAGAAGTCAAGAATTTTTTACATTTTATACTCATCCAACACGAATGATCAATATCGTCGTCTACTTTTCCTGTTTTTTTAACTGTTTCACTATTACCGCTATCTTTATTTAATACTGAACGTGGTTTTAATTGACGTACAAAATTATTCAACAATGGTAATCTAAACTTTTCAGGAATATCTTCCTCATCTAATGCTACAAAGTTCAATTCACGCACACTTTTTTTATTAATATAGTAAATATCAAAGGCTGCATAAATATTCACAAATTTATTATTTTTATCATATTTAATATTCTCACCATCTAAAATACTATTAAACAAATCTTTGTCCAATGTTACAGTGCCTGTAAATATAATATTCATATTTGTATCAATCATATAAATATAACCATTATCGGATATATACAACATTTTTCTATCACCATCGGCTTTATCTGTTACCGTATAATTTTCGCGTATATTCGGCATTGTAGAAATTCGTTCTTCTCCATCCTCGGGTAAAGACACGACATTTCCCATCTGTAAAGTAAATGATGAAGGCCCTATAAAATGTTTATTTAGTTCACGTCGAGCGCGTTCCGAAATATAATCATTTGTATCGTTATACTTTTCCATAAACTCTTTCGCATAATCATCGCCAAATACTGTCTCCATATACGATTTCAACACCATGTCTTTTTCGCTGTTTGATATAGGGTAATTTGTACCCTGTAAAGCACCCAAAACAATACGTATACACTTTCGTAATGCATCCATTACTGATGCAATAGAATTATATTCTGTACCTAGTCCAATTCGACTATTATCTAATTCCAATTCAACTTCATATATCTCTTCATTATTAAATACATTCGCATCTTGAACTGTATATTGAGGAATTGATACGCGTTGTTTTCGTTTTGTACTACGTTTTGCGATAGAAGATCCCTTTACAATACTCACATCCAGAAACACCGGTAATTCATCGTGACGCAGTCTAACGCGATTAATATAACGAAACACCTTTTTCGTATCTAACCAAGAAGACAAAATACTCTTTGCTACCTCTGTATGAGGATAAAAGTCTTTTTCATATTGATAGGAAACTCTGAAATTGTGGTCTGGAAATTCTACAGGACGCATTGGTTTACTTGTTTCTCGTGTTTCACCAATATAAGGAGGCTGTTTTTGCGTAAATTTAATTTTATCAGATACGGCTGAAATAGTAGACGGCAAATCCAACAATTTTTGTAAATTATTAGTTCGACAATATTCTTGAATTAAATCAATTCCCATAACCTCGGCGCGAATATTCGATATTCTTGTTTGCCCGGTTTGTTTATTTAAATTTTCGCATTGAATGCGTAAAATACTTAACCCATCTACATTCTCTGTCGAAAATCCAGATGAATAAAATGATTGCACTACATTATCGTAGTCAATCTTTGATAATGGTTTACCTGTCTTAGGATTAGTACCAAACCTTACCTCCAATTCTCCGTTTTTATTTTGAGAATTACGTGATGTATTATCTGCTAAATAAAATTCCACCAATGATTCAAAATCCTTTTTTGAATTTACACTTTTACTCACGATAGGACTACCTTCTGGTGTTTTTGGGGGACTACCTTCTGGTGTTTTTGGAGAAGCTAATTCCGGAGTGTCGGGTGGACTTTCTTTTGGTGTGTTTGCTCCTACTATATCTTTGTTCAAATCCGAATCTTCCATAATATATAAATAAGTATATCTTATTCATATATTATTTTACGTTAATATATTCAATTTTGTATCTTCATTGAAACTAAATATTTAATAATTGTGTTATATAAATCTTGTTTTTTCGCTTTGACTTCATCACAATTTATTTTCAATATTTCCATCATGCTTTGCAACTCGGGTGTTTTATAAGAAGATACCCCTTTCAATATTTTTTCAACAAAAGGACTTATTTTAAGACGATTATGCTTTATCGCATTCATTTTTTCAAAAGACAATTTTACACAATCTACTGTTATTTTTAAATCATCATTTCGTTCAAACAAATAGGTATCGTAAATACTATCTGTATTGAATTCCATATAAATATCTTTTTGAACCAAAATTACATTAATTTTGTAATAAAAACACAATACCCAAAACGTTACCCAGGTTGTTTTATTATCAGTCATTAGTTCTGACGCCACATTCTGCATTTTAACATTCGTCATTTTTACTTCATTGTTCTGTGCAGAATTTTTAATACTTGTTTTGTTTTTTTGAATAAAATCCATTATTTTTTGCTTTTCTGATAATTCTGCGTTTTTATATCGATTCCCTAACATATGAAATTCGCCGATTCCAATCGACAAAATATAAATACAACAAAATAGTTTATCATTTACTTTAGGCATAAATAATTCAGACAATTGTTTCTCTTCTTCTTTTTTTATTTCTTCTTTTTCAACTTCATTATCAATTGGTACTAATGGTTTTTTATTAGCAATATACTTTTGAAATAACATATATTTTTCATATTCATCGGGTTGTATATCAAATTTGTTAAAATCATAAAAAATTTGATTCAATAGTGTATTCGCCATTTTCGTTATTAAATATACTCATTTTACCTTTAAATATATTTTGCATTATATTGTTGTAGCTGCAACAGGTGCACTGGTTTCTTCATTGTCTGACTCGAAATATGCTTTGACGAAATCTTCCTTTGTTGATTCTGCGTGTAAAAGCATTCTTTCTTGATCTTGGACATAATCTAAATATGTTTGTAAACGAAAAATAATGCTTTCGGGTAAAAACGATAAGTTGATGTATACACCGCTCTTATTCTCATTTAATTTCACATCAGGCGCAGAGTTTAATATTTTTAAAACTTCCAGTTGATGTTCTTTTGTTAGTTTTTCAACGCGTGTTTTTAGTTTTTCTAATTCAATTGTCTTATTCATTTTATGGTACTCAATAAATTTATTTATATTGTTATTAAACAAATTTACTTTTACATATCTTCATCACTATCATCGACTACTTGTAAACGTCTAAATGCTTGCATTGCATCATACATACAATATTTTACATTACTTAACAATATATTTGAATCTTGCATCTGTTCTGCAGCGGTAAATAAACTATCGAACTTATATGTAAGATGTGTGTCTACTTTTTGATTTATCACAAAACAGCCCTCCTGGGTAGATAACAATCGATATTGATTGCGATTGATTATTTTTGTTCGACACATTGGACATTTATGCTTTAAAGCAAAATGCTTTGATAAACACGTAAAACAGAAACTATGCCCACATTGTGTAGTAACAACATTTGGGTTAGGTTTTATTTTTTCTTCTTTTTCATCGTATTTTAAAAATTGGAGTTTTTCATAGCAAATGGGACAGTTTCCTACGTCTAACACGTTAAGCTCGTCCATAGAAATTTTATCTTCGTCGTTTAATGCTTTCAGTTGCTCTATAAATTCTTTATTGTTATATTCTTTTTTGTCTTCCGCCATTATACATGTGTTGAATGATTTTATTATTTACAAAAAAAATCATTCTATTGATTTAAATTACAGCAGTATCAATTACCGGTGGTCGGACATCGGCTCCAAAAGATCCTTGTACTGGATTTAATGCTATAATATTGTTTTTAATTTCAATTTTAGGATTAGAATTGGTAAATGTTGATGTATCTGTAGTGAAATTTGCAGAATGTGTAAGAAAGCATCGACCATTAGATTGGCATAATGGTGGTCTTGTTTTAATGTGATTCATATCAAAATCACTGATGGGTAACAAGTGATCTCCACCCACTACCATTATAAATATAAATTTTATCATCATTTGTATCAAAAATCATTGTTCCAGAACTAGGAGTTGTTGTTGGTGCTAAACCTGAAGATTGTGTTTCTAATTGTATGGAAATACCAGCAGAACCATCAAATGAAGCACCGCCAATATTTATTGCTGTTTCTAATTTTGTAGCTGTACCTGCGTTTCCTGTACTTAATGCTGTATTTTCTACATTATTTAATCCTAATGTTGTTCTTGCTGTGGAAGCATCTGCATCATCTATTAAAGTACCACCAAAAGTACTAACATTTGAAGCTGGTAGAGCATTATCTGCTTTTGTTCCTTGTGCTGCTGTTGCAAAGTCACCTGTATCAGAAGTAGCTGCAGTTCCTAATCCTAAAGAAGTTCTAGCAGTTGCTCCACTTTCTAATACAAAATTACTTCCATTTCCTACTATAAAGTTACTATCACCTGGTGTTAAACCTGCTATATCTGCTAATTGAGCATCATATGCTTGTACATCTGTTCCTATTATTAATCCTAATGTTGTTCTTGCTGTGGAAGCATCTGCATCATCTATTAAAGTACCACCAAAAGTACTAATATTTGAAGCTGGTAGAGCATTATCTGCTTTTGTTCCTTGTGCTGCTGTTGCAAAGTCACCTGTATTAGAAGTAGCTGCAGTTCCTAATCCTAAAG